CATGCATCAAATACTTTTTTTTGATTCATGTGTGCATCACACAGAAATGTCATTGATGCTTCACTGTATGTTGATTTATATCCATACTTATATTGAGGAGCACCATTGATTGAATACTCTCCAGTTGAAATATTCATTCCAGGTAAACTAACTTCATCACAATAGTATTCAATCAGCGCAAGATTACTTGCATAGTTTGGATTTATTTTTTGATAAATTCCTCCCTTGGATTGATCAAAAGTTATTGTGTAATAGTTGCTTAAGCTTATTCCATACTGTTTGACTAAAGAATCAAACTGCATGAAACTCGGTTCGGATACCGTATTTAAAAACTGTTGTGGATCTGGCATTACCTTGTAACAAACCTCTCTACTGGAAGAAATAAAGCTGTTTTCCAATCTTCATTATTTATCTGCATTAATGGGGTTACCATTGCATCAAATCTGTAAGCATGTAATGTCTTCTTAGGAAATCTCATTTTACCACCCTCAAGTGACAACACAACATCCATTCTTCCACGAATACTTAAGTAATGTAAGTTAGCACCATAGAATCCATTCTGTGTTAAACGAATAACATAGACTAAAGGAAAAGTATCATATCGAAATAATCTTTTTGCATAGTATGGTTGATACTCAAAAAAGTACATTCCTCCAGTAGAAGGAACCATTAAATCTTGAAGAGAAAAAATACTTCTTGTTACATCTGCAGTTCTGGCGAATGCATCAATTGTATCTCTATACCAAGAATATGATCTAGGTTCTTGTGTAGAAAGTTCACGAATAACATCAAATATGTTTACCTGTGGATCATACAGATATTCATGTTTTTCGGTTTTCTTTGCCATTTATTTAAAACCTAAATGATCTTCTGTGAGTATTAAAAATTTCATTTGTCTGTCAGCACAATAATCTTCTGCTGCTTTCCATTTAGCTTGATTCTTTGCATACTCGGCAACCTCAGAAATATATTGTCTCGTTGCGCGTTTCTGTACTGATGGTGGGGTGAGTTGTTTTTTTGGTTTAACTTCAACTAAATATTTTTTATATGAACCACTAACTTCTCTGACTTTTAAATAAAAATCAACAAAGTATCTATGTACTCTTCCGTCAAGGGGAGAACGATATGGTATAACACACTCTTCAGAACCCCACTCCATAACATCAACACAAGTATCACAGTACTTCATAAATTTAAGTTCCCATGATGACCTATATATAATATTAGTGTAATCTCCTTTATATTTAGAGGGATTTTTTGGTTTATAAGACCCTTTATATGTTTTCATTCTGAAGTTTTAAAAATATTTATAGGAGAATAATGCCTGCCCAACCCCCACAAAGTACAGCACCAAGTACAAAAACTTCTTTAGCAAAAATTGAATATAATCAAGGAACTGGATTATCTGCATCTGGTGCAACTACAGCTTATTGGCCTGAAAATTTAATAACAGAATATCTAGATCATGTAGTACTAACTGCATACAAATACGTTTCTCTTGGTGAATTTTACACTTCAGATAAGGCACAAAAAGCAACACCTACATCAACACCTGTCGGTGGTTCTGGAACTCCAGCAGCAGGTGGATCTGATGGAGGTGGATTTTTTCAAAATCCAAAAGCGCAAGATAGATTCCTCAAGGACCCAGGTGACATAGTTAAGTTACCAATGCCAGATGGATTACAATATTCAGATACTCCTAGTTGGGATGCTGAATCTCTTGGAATTATAGGAAAACAAGTTCCAGGATTGGTTAAAAATTTTACTGCTAATGAAATGGAGAATGCTACAAAGGCTACTCAATCTTTAGCAGAAGGTTTGAAATCTGAAATAGCTTTGGGTGCAATTGAAAAGGCAGGTATTATATCTGGAGCTGCATTGACTTCACAGATCGGTGGTAAAATCATAAACCCATATACAGAATTAATTTTCAAAGGTGTTGGAACAAGACAATTTTCTTTTAACTGGAAACTAATTCCTAGAAACGTAAAAGAACAAAGACAAATCGCAACCCTAATTAAAATACTTAGAATCAATTGCATGCCTTCTTACTCATCAACGATGGGAGCAGATGCAGAAGCAGCATCTTTATCTGACAGATGGTTGACAGTTCCAAACATTTTTGAGATTAAATTCATAAGTGGAACAAGGGAAATGTCTTATCTACCAAAAATTAAACCATCTGCACTTAAAGGTGTTCAGTTTAATCCAATGCCAGATGGAACTTGGGCAACTCACTATGATGCTGGTCAACCAGCTCCTGTTGCTTATTCTCTTTCATTGGAGTTTGAAGAACTAGAAATCATTACAGCAGATCAAATCAGAGACGAGAATTACTAAAGATGTCATACTTCAAGTCTGTTCCAAATATTTTATATCCTGATTTACTGGATAAAACAAAATTAGTACTAGCAAAAAACTTTTTCAGAAAAGTTAGACTACGTGAAGATGTTTCCACTGCACCATTATTTTTTACAAAGTATACAATACAAGATGGAGAATCACCAGACCTTGTAGCAGATAAACTTTATAATAATCCAACATATTTTTGGATCATTCTTATTGTTAATAACATAACAAATATTAATAAAGAATGGCCTGTATCAAATAATACTCTACAGGAAACTCTTTTTGATAAATATGAAAATCCTTATGCAGTAAAGCATTACGAAACTATTAAATTATACAATGACAACGGAGAACTAATTCAGGAAGATGGATTAATTGTTACACCATCATCATACAAACTTCGTTACTATAATCCAACTACAGATGAAGTAGAAACTCTAACTAATGCAAATGGTATTCTAAAAGAAGTTTCTTATGCAGACTATGAATTAGAATTAAATGATGAGAAAAGAGAGATAACATATTTGAAGAGAAGATATCTCTCTAAATTTATTGATGAATTTGAACAGAGAATTGCTTATGATACATCTTACGGTATTGATAAAAAAGGAAGAAAACTTCCCAACGTATAAAAAAAGGGGGTCTTAAGACCCCCTTCGTTATGTTCAATCTTCTTGTGCAAGACGTGCAAAGTAACTCAGTGCATCATCCACATCTTCATCTTCTTGAGTAGAAGATTCGGAAACAACTGGTTGATTGTAAGTAAACTCTTCTTCATCTTCAAAGGTTTCTGCATCTGGTTTACGAGCAGTTACCTTTTGAGTGCTAGTACCAAGAACAATATTCAAACGATTCTTGAGTTCATCATAACTCTTGAAGTTATTGGTATCAACTAGTTCAGTGAGTTCGAACAGATTATTAGCAACTGCATCTAGTTTCTTATCCTCACCTGTGAGAAGAGCAGAAGGACTTGCAAACTCAGACTTATCATAATTCCAATAACCATCAACCTTACGAATCTTCAGTTTGAAATCTGCACCAGTGTAAGGATCGAAAGGATTGATTGCAGTCTCATCTGCAAAGGCAGGTTGCATTGCTTCAACAATTTTATCCCAGATTTTTTTCCCATACTTGTAAAGAAAAACTTTACCTTCATTATCAGGATTAGCAGGATCACTAACCACATAAATGTTGGAATAGTAGGAGAGTTTGCGTTTCTGTTTACGAGCAATCTCTTTATCAGAATCAAGACCACTGTTCCACAGTTGACGATTCATTTCCCCAACAGGATCTTTTTGATTCATTGTGGTCAGAGAGTTTTCAATGTACCAACCACCAGGACCTTGAAAAGCATGAGACCAGATTTGAACATAAGGATTCGTTTCCAGATTCTTATTAGGAAGGAATCGAATTACTGCATAACCATTACCACTTTTATCTACTTGTGGTTTCCAAAGACGATCATCACCAGATCCTTCGTTGGAATTCATTTTGTCCAGTTCCTTGTTCAGACGGTCAAGCATCGAACTGGAAGAATTTTTAAGAGCAGCAAAAGACATTTGTATTCTCCGTATTAGTTGTATTTTTGTATTAGTTTGATTGGGGGCAGGCAAACCCATACCCCATTATTATATAGGTTCTGGGTTTGCCTGTCAAGACGCTGATTAATTAGCGTTTCTTTTCTTTTAGTTTTAAGTTTTGTAATCTGATTAGTAATGAATTCAGAGAAGACATTACATCCAAATGATTTAATGCAGGACTATAAAATCTCATTTTAATTTCGATTTCTTCTTTCAACCTTACAGCTCTTTCATCATCACTCAAAGATAATCTAGTATAAAAAATTTTTTGTTTTTCAATTAATTCTGCAATCTCATCCAATAAAATTAATCTTGCATCTTTATCAAGATTTTCATAGTTAATTGCATACTCTACTAATGTTTGATGTATTATCCGAATATCATCCAACTCTTTTTTTACTAGCTCTGAATCAAAGAATGACATGTGGTTATTTTCTCCAGTACAATTTGTTTATACTTTGTTTTGTCAAACTTTAAAAACGGGGCGTACTTTTTCATCAATGAATAAACTTTAGGCCATACTACAGGGTCTATAATTTTATCATTAAACTTTTTG